ATTCAAGGGAGGCCGGCATGAAGGCTTCTGTCAAAAATCGTATTGGCGCCGTGGTTTTGGCGGTGATCATCTTCATCGCCTACGGCCTGATTCAAACGCAATGGGGTTGATCATGAGCAAAATGGGTGAATTTGACATCGAATGGGGCGAAAAGCCCGGTGGCGATTCGGACTGCGACCCCGTTTACATCGCTGGGCAGTTCAAGCAGAAGGTCGAGGCGATGCTCCCGAATTTTTGCGATGTGGATGTAGAGATAATGGGCGGCGGCGAAATTTTCATCTTCATTCAGATTGACGGCGTGACGTACAAGTCGCCGCCCGTTGACGACTACAGCGAAGTTGGCCTGCAGCGCATCAAAAAGGCGACCGCGCAAATGGTGTTCATGGCTGAGGACAAGCGCAAGAACGCCCCGCGCCGCGTCGTCGGCTCAGACGCCAACTACAGTAGTCGGTTCGACTGATGGCGCCGCTGGATGTGCCGCCCAGGGCGAGCAAGGAGCGCGCCGGTCACATTGCGCTGGTCCGCTCGCTGATTCTGGGCGGCCCGACAAACCGCCCCATCACTGACGCGGATCGCAGCCTGACGCTGCGCCGCAACGACCGATTCGAACGCGAGATGGCAAAGGCTCTGGCTGGCGCCGATTTCGCATAACGAGGACATAAGCCATGGGCATCACCACATTCATCCTTGGCGAGCCCGGGACCGGGAAGTCGGCAAGCATGCGCAATATGCCGCCCGAAGAGACGCTGCTGATTCAGTGCATCAAGAAGCCGCTTCCGTTCCGCTCCGCAACGTGGAAGCTGTTCAACCGCGAGAGCTGCAAAACGGGAAACATTTTCGTGACGGATGACTATCAAAAAATCATCGAGCTGATGCAAAAAACGTCGCGCAAACGGGTCGTCATCGACGATTACCAGTACCTGATGTGCAACGAATTTATGCGCCGTACCGACGAGCGCGGATTCGATAAGTTCTCGGAGATCGGGCATCACGCATGGAAAGTCATCATGGATGCTGCGGATCTGCCTGACGATGTTCGGGTCTATGTCCTGTGCCACACCGACACGTCGTCGGACGGCATGACGAAGATCAAGACCATCGGGAAGATGCTCGATGAGAAAGTCTCCCTGGACGGCATGGTAACCATCTGCCTGCGCACGAAGGTTATGGATGGCCAGTTCCACTTTACGACCCGGAACAGCGGGTTCGACACCGTCAAGTCGCCAATGGGTTTGTTTGACGCCGCGATGATCGACAACGACCTGGAGGCGGTCGACGCCGCCATCTGTAATTACTACGGGATCGGCCAAGCTGCCGCCGCCTGATACTTCTGGAGAATCAAATGGCTTTTCGCACCCTGAACGCGGAATCGGCGCGCGCCGCCGACAACCGCCAGTCCGGCATTACGCAGCCGGGTAAATTTGTTGGCACCTTGCTGGTGGCTGAATACGTCCAGAAGACGACGTCCAGCGGGATTTCGTTTTCGTTCAAGACCACGACAGGGCAAGAAGCTCGCTGGTATAGCAATCTGACATACGAAGACAAGAGCACTCACCAGCCGACCGACAATGAGGGCGGCTTTCAAGAGCTGGATTCGTTGATGGCCTGTCTGCGACTGCGCGATCTGCCGGACCCGGTAATGGGCGAAATCGAGAAATGGGACGCCGCATCTCAGTCCCGTCAGCTTGTTCGGGCTCCGCTGCTGGCGGCGTTGATGGGCAAGCCGATTGGCGCCCTCTTCCGCATGGAAGAGTATCTGTCTGACAGCGGTGAAGTGAAAGAAAAAGCCCTGTTCGACACCTGGTTCTCGCCGTCGGATGAAAAGATCGCTTCCGAAGTGCTGGACGGGGACAAATGCAAAGAGCCGAAGCGGCTGGCTGCCCGTGTTGACTGGATCGCGGCAAACCCCGTCAAGCGCCTCAAGGGTGGCAGCGCCAGTAAGGTTTCCCCGCCGGGGCGCCGTGAACAGCCTCAACCGAAGAAATATAACGACATCGACGACGATATACCATTTTCCCCGATCGGGCTTGAAAACCGCGTCATTATTCACTGCATTTAACCGGAGCTCACCATGGCCCAAACCGCACGCATCTTTGATATTGAGACCACCGGCCACATCGACAAGAAGACCGGCGCCCTGCCTGACGTGGTTGAAGCCGCCTGGCTGGAATTGGACGAACCGCCGGTCTGCGCAGTTATTGACCGGTTTGAACAGCGCTACAACCCGACCAAACGCATCAACCTCGGCGCGCTGGCTACGCACCACATTCATCCGGATGACCTGGTGGACTGCCCGTCGCACACGAATTTCGCGCTGCCGCCGACCGATTACTTAATCGGCCACAACGTCGACGGCTTCGACTGGATCGTCATCGGCAAGCCGCCGGTCAAGTTGATCGACACCCTGGCGCTGGCGCGGATGGCATGGCCATCACTCGACAGCCACACGCAAAGCGCCCTGCTGTACTACCTCAAGGGCAAAGCGGCGCGCGAGGTATTGCGCAGCGCTCACAGCGCCCTGGCTGACGTCGGTATCTGCCGCGAGATCCTACTGGCGCTGCTGAATGACCTGAAAGTGACGAGCTGGCAGGAGTTGCACGAGCTGTCCGAGCACGCACTGGTGCCGGTGGCAATGCCGTTCGGCAAGCATGCCGGCGTGCCGCTGTCGCAGGTTCCGCGCGATTACGTCAAATGGCTGTTGAATCAGCCCAACATCGAACCGCGACTCCGCGCCGCGCTCACCAAATAATCAGCCCCGCTTCGGCGGGGTTTTTCGTGGAGAAAGCCATGGAACAACCCGAACAAACCGGCGTCGCCCTGGTCGAGCCGGCCGAGATCGCATCGCGCGATCTGCTAACCATCGACCCGGTGACCTACGTCACCGCCGTCTATGCCGGCCATCACACGGCGCTGGCGCTGGCTATCGCAGCCATTCCGGCAGAGATCGACGTCACCACCCCGGCGGGCTACAAGCTGGCGACGACCCATCGCGCGACGTTCAAGGGTATTCGCACAGGCGCCAACGCCACGCGCCAGCAGCGCAAAGCACCGATCCTCGAAATCGGCAAACTGATTGACTCGCACTATAAGGCGCTGGAGGCCGAGGTTACGCCGTACGAAGCCCGGTTCGACGCCCTCATCAAAGACGAAGATGCGCGTAAAGAGGCCATCAAAGCCGAGAAAGCGCGCATCGAAGCCGAGCGCATCGACGCCATTAAATTCCGAATCGACGCATTCGGACTGGTGGCGCTGGACTGCATCGGCAAGTCGGCGGAACACATTCAGGGCGCAATCGAGACAGTCACGGCAGTCGAGATCGACGCGAGCTTCGAAGAATTTACCACCACCGCCGCGTCAGCCAAGCAATCCGCGCTCGAAAAACTGGATCTGGCGCTGACCAGCGCCAAGGAGGCCGAAGCCGAGCAGGCTCGGGCCAAGGCGGAACGCGACGAATTTGAGCGCCAGCGCAAGCAGCAAGCGGCCGACGCCGCCGCCCTTGCTGCCGAGCGCAAGCGACTGGCTGACGAGCGCGCAGAGCAGGAGCGCAAAGCCAAGATCCAACGCGACGCAGAGTCTGCGGCTATTGCAGAAGAACGCCGGAAGCTGGGCGCGGCCCGGGTCGAGCAAGAGCGTGCAGCCAAGACTCAGGCCGACGCCCTCGCAGCTCAACAGGCTGAAATCAAGCGGCAGCAGGACGAACTGGCTGCCCTGCCGAAGCCGGCGCCGGTTGTCGTTGAAGCCGCACCCGCACCGATTGCGGTTGTGCCGCCCAAGCTCACGTCAGTGGCAACGGCGCCCGCACCAGCCCCGCTCCGCGACGACCCCGAGCACATCAAGCTCATGCTCGACCTGATCGAATCCATCAGGGACGGCAGCAACATTCACCGCGAACGTGCCATCAAGAATGCCGAAGCCTTTATCGCATCGGCGCGCGCACAGCAGGAGGCCGCATGACCTGGTTCAAACAACTTTCAATTTTCCGCCTGTCCGCCCCGGTCGACGGCGCGGCATTGTCCGAACGCCTGGATAAAGCGCCGTTCGCCAAATGCGCCGGACTGGACTGGTTTACCGAGGGCTGGGTCTGGCCGGCAAGCCACGTCGGCAGCCCGGTATTCAAGGCCCGCGACTGCCTGCTGGTCTCGCTCAAGCGCGAAGACAAGGTTCTGCCGGTAGTGACGATCCGCGCAGCCGTCGATGAAAAGGCGCTGGAGATCGAACAGCGCGACCATCGCGGCATTGGCCACAAGGAAAAGCAGGCATTAAAAGAACAGGTGACCGATGACCTGCTACCGAAAGCCTTCACCCGGGAAGGCCGCCTGAACGCCTACATCGACAATCGCCGCAGATGGCTGATGGTCGACACGTCCACATCCAGCAAGGCGGAAGCGCTGGTCAGCAAACTGCGTGAGGCTCTGCCGCCGTTCCCGGCTGCCTTGCCCCGCGCCAAGTTTGCCCCGCACACCGCCATGACCGATTGGCTGGCCGCGGGCGAAGCGCCAGAAGGTTTTGAGCTGGATGCCGAAGTCGAGCTGCGCGACCCGAGCGAAAACGGTGCGGTAATCCGCTGCGTTCGCATGGATCTGACCTCTGATGAAATTCGCCAGCACATCGCCACCGGCAAGCAGGTTACGAAGCTCGGATTGATCTGGAACGAGCGCGTGCGCTTTGTGCTGACCGACACGCTGCAGCTCAAGCGCATTCAGTTCCTCGATGTCCTGCAGGATGAAGCCAGTCAGGCTGGCGACGACAGCGCCAGCCTGTTTGAGGCCACGCTTACGCTGATGGTCGAGGAGCTGGGCGACCTGGTTGATGGGCTGATCGAGGCACTCGGCGGATTGGATGCGGCTGGATGAGTTTGAGAAGTCGACATCGAGTGTTTCACGCCATGAGAAAACATTATCGGAGGATTTATGGACACCACGGAAAACAGGTCGCTGGCGCAGTTGATCATCGAGAACGATGCGCTGAAAGCCCGGATCGCCTCGCAAGAGCGGCAGATCGAGGCGCTGGAGGAGCGCAACGCACATCTGGCCAATGACCGCGACGGCTGGAAATTCAAGGCTCAGGTCGCGTAACACCACCCACCCCGCCCGGTCCCTCACCGGTTTCATGCAGCGCGCCGGCGTCCATTCGGACGAAGCGCGCGGGGGTATGAAATTCAAGCCCGCGATTGCGGGATTTTTTACGCCCGCACCGGGCACTAAGTACACTGACATGCAAAAAGCAATCGCAGCACATCTTATCCCGACCGAACTGCTGACCCCGTTCGAAGGCGGCTTCTTCGCCGGACTGTTCAAGCAAGGCGGCGAGACCCGCGCCCTGATCGTTTCCGGGAAAGAAGGCAATCTCGAAGGCGTGTGGGGCGAATACGGACAAGACGTTTCCGGTGCCCGCAGCTACACCGATGGTCTGGCCAATACCATCGCCATGGCCGAGGCTGGCAGCGAACTGGCCAAGCAGGCGCTGATGCTGGAAATCGGCGGATTTACTGACTGGGCCATCCCGGCACGTGACCAGCTGGAGCTGCTATACCGCCATTTCAAACCGACCACGCGTGCCAATTCGTGCTCGTTCCGCGACGGCGACAACACTTCCAGCCTTCCGCTCGGCTACCCGTACACGGAGCAGTCCCCGACACAGACCGCTATCGAAGGCTTCCGTGAGGGCGATGAGCACGCCTTGCAGGCCGAGTGGTACTGGGCATCAACGCAGTTTTCGTCCAGCCGCGCCTGGATTCAGAGTTTCACCGGTGGCGGCACAACCAGCACCACTAAGGAAAATGAGGCGCGGGTGCGCGCCGTCCGCACGATTCACATCATCCATTAAGTCATTTTTCAATTTAACCCGGCGCCAGCCGGGTTTGCCTTTTCAGGAGTAAACGAATGGGATCGAAATTCGAGTTGTCCATCCAGAACTTGACCATCAATTTTGCGCCAGCCGACGCAAGCACCGCCGAACCTCGGCAAAGCCAAGCAGCTATATTTACATCGCACATGGGGCGCACGCCGCTCCCTGGCGAACTCTGGCCGGGACAAGGCGGAAAAAACGCCGGGCTGATCGTGCCACCCGACGGGTCGCGTCCGTATTACGTGATCGTCGCCGAGCATCCGGATGGCCAGATTGCGAAAATCGCTTGGGGCGGTTACGGCAAAGACGAACCGGGGGCGAAAAGCCACTGGGATGGATGGGCCAATGCCAAGGCATTGGTTGAATCGGAGCACGAACATCCGGCGGCGGAATGGGCCCGAGGCCTCGTCATCGACGGCCTCAGCGATTTCTACCTCCCGGCGCGGCGCGAGCTGGCGCTGGTGGAAATCAACATGGCGGCGCTGTTTCCGAAGGGCTGGTATCTCACCAGCACGCAGTACAGCCCGAGCAGCGCATACGACCAGGTCTTCGCTGATGGCAGCCCATACCACATCAGCAAGGACTACGAGGTGCGCGCGCTGGCCGTCCGCAGATTGTTCATTTAGCACTTCATCCATTTAAGCGCGGGCTCGCCCGCGCAGGTTTTGACTTATGTCTTTGCATTCCGAATTGCCGATCTACAAGGTGACCTACGACCTCACCATTTTAGTCAAAAAGCTTGCCAGTCAATTCCCGCGCAATTACCGCGACCACGGGAAGCGGCTGGACGGCGAATGCTTGGAGCTTGTTGTCTTGATCTATCGCGCCAATTCGGCGCGTGGTTGACATCGATAAAGTCGACCTGTTTGAAACGGCAAATTCGTACTTCGGATTGCTCGGTCAGGCGACGAACAGCCATCACGACCGGTGCAGACTGGCCAATGCACTGCGGCGACGCGGGCGGTCAATCAGTTTGGACATACGCAAGACTTACCGAAAACCCTGATCCCGCCCGGCGGGATTTTTTATGTCTGGAGAACCATATGCAATGCACATGTATGCGCGACCTCGAACCCAAGCTGGCCAAGCATTACAGCGAGAAGTTGGGCAAGCCTGCGACGGTCGAGTGTCAATCAATCGCAATGGTGTTCGGGGCCACATTGGATGAGGTTCCTCGCCTGATCTACACGGTGAAGGCGGACAAGTCCGGCTACCGAAAAGGCAAAGAAACGTCGTTCATGTGCGCGTTCTGCCCGGTCTGCGGCAAGCCCGTGAAAGCGCAGGAAAATGCGCCTGTCTGACCGCCCCACCCTAACCCACCAAGCCCGCTGATGCGGGCTTCTTCATATCTGGAACCCGCATGAAAGCAATCGACCTGTTCGCCGGCGCTGGAGGCTTCAGCACCGGCGCCCGCATGGCCGGCATCGATGTCGTCTGGGCCGCAAACCACTGGCAATCGGCGGTTGAGATTCACGAAGCCAATCATCCGGGCGCGCGGCATGCCTGCCAAGACCTGCATCAGGCGCGGTGGATGGAAGTGCCGGCACATGACCTGCTGATGGCAAGCCCTTGCTGCCAAGGCCACAGCAAAGCCCGCGGCAAAGAGCACGGCAACCCACAGCACGATGCCAGCCGCTCGACAGCCTGGGCAGTCGTCTCTGCCGCCGAGTACCACCGTCCGCAGTTCTGCATCATCGAAAATGTGCCTGAATTTGTGCAGTGGTCACTGTACCCAGCATGGCGTATGGCCATGGAAGCGCTGGGCTACTGCCTGTCTCCGCATATCGTTGACGCTGCTGACCATGGTGTACCGCAGAACCGTGAGCGGCTTTTTATCGTCGGCACGCGCAGTCAGTACCCGCTGATGCTCAACCTGCCACAGCGTGAGCACGTCCCAGTGTCCGGCATCATCGACTTCGACGGCGGGAAGTGGTCGCAGATCGAGAAGCCCGGGCGAGCCGCTGCGACACTGGAGCGGATCGAGAACGGGCGCCGGCAGCACGGTGAGCGGTTCTTGACGGCGTACTACGGCAACGAGCGCGGCGGCCGGAGCATCGCCCGCCCGATCGGCACGATCACCACCCGAGATCGATGGGGGATTGTCGACGGCGACCGGATGCGCATGCTCAGTGTGCAAGAGGCCAGGGCGGCGATGGGATTCCCTGCCGATTACATCCTGCCGGAAACTTCAAAGTTGGCCATGCACATGCTCGGCAATGCAGTCTGCCCGCCGGTCGCGCGGGATGTAATTCAGGCGATGCTGGTGGCGGCGTGACCGGAGGACTTCCTGACCTTACGCTATCAGCAGTCGATCAAGCGCATCACGAACGCCAAGCTCAAACTTGAGAACGCCATTCTGTTCTTCATAAATCCAATTTTTGGCAGATTGCTTCAGTAGCATGAGTTGAGATGGCTGCGCTTGCGCAATGGCCTTCTGCACTTCTTGCAGAGTGAGTTGATGCATTTTTATCTCCTATTGAGCAATGTCGCTCAGGCAGAAGCATGGCATCACGACTCGGTATTAAACAGCCTAACACGCCGCCCACTGAGGCGGCTTTTTCATGGGAGTGATGATGGACAACGGTCAACGCGCCTTCCGGTCCGCCCGGTCCGCCCGGTCCGCTAGGTCCGCCGAGTCCGCCGCCCGGTCCGGACAAAAAGAAATGTTTATCAAAATGTGTAAGGGAAACGCCCCATGGCAACTAACAACTTACATTTTAAGGAGTAGCGGAAACAATGGAACCGATCAAATTTAGAGACATGACGCCTGAACAGCGTAGCGAGATTGTCGAGGCGCTGGTTGCTGATCCGGCGAGCGTGGAGTCTTATCAGCCGGATGGAGTGTGGATGGGAAAACGCAACTCGTTTATCCACCTGAGCAGTTGCTACCGCCTCAAGCCCCGTCAGCTCGTCATTCCTTGGGGCGTGTTGCGGCCTGAGATTGTGTATGTGGCAATGGATGCTGACGGCCACGTATTTGGTTATAGCACTCTCCCAGATGTTGGCACAAGTGCGTGGGGATCATGGCACGCTCAAGCGCGTATCGATCATATATTGCCAATAGACACCATCGGAATCGACTGGCGCGAATCGCTGGTGATGCGTCCTGGGTATGAGGCGGGAGAGGAATAATGGATAAAGGTCAACGCGCCTTAGACGCAATTCGCAATATCGCGCTGGCGCAAGCTGATGTTAAACGACTGTCGAAAGACCTTCAGTCCGCACTGCATGGCTGCAATGGCGTCAAAGGGCGGTTTGAATATTCAGGTGAAGACGGAAAGTGGAAAGACGGTGATGACGTGACACATCTTCACATCGCATATGAGCCAGTGGCTATTGATGGCGAGTTCGACTACCTAACCGATTCCGAGATCCGCGAAGAACTGGCAATCTGCCCCGCCTGCCTGTGCGCACACGATTTAATCCAGCAGCGCAAAGCGGCAAAACGCCGACTGGCTACGGCCAGAATGCGAATCACGATGATCGGGCGCGGGATACTCAAACAGGAGAAAGCAGCATGAACAAGATCAATGATGGCGGTGCCGCATGACCACCAAACCGAAGCGCATCCCGCGCGCGGCCCGCAACCCGATGCTGATGATCGCCGGCAAGCAGCGCGTTGGTGCTGCGGACGCCGACACCCAGCTACTACCCTTCCTCGCGCACCTGCACGAGGTCGCCCAAGGCTATGGTCACGGCGCGACAACGCGCATCGTCACCCGCTACTGTTCGGCCGCCTACGACGCCGCGCTCTATTACAACCACCCCGGGCTCAAGCGGGCGGCCGAATCCGCCGGCGACGGATGGATCGAGGCCGCAGAGCGCTGCCGGCGAAATGGTATCAACGACCGGGTGGTGATCAATGGCGACGAGCTGCGCATGCTCCGGCAGCTGGCCTGCGCGCTGCTCGAGCTCGTGCCCGGCATGGAGGTGGCAGCCTGGGCCGCATTCGTTGGCAACGCTGACGAGCGCTGGGCCAAATACGCGGCGCTTGCGCCGGCATTCAAGGACGCTGCGTGATGATCATCCTGATACTGGTTAGAACCAATACCGCATGGGAGGCGTGGCAAGCCGCCCAAGCGGATAAGCTGGATTTGCTGAATGCGCTCAAGGCCGCTCTTGACTGGATTGACGCCGTCCCGAGCGAAACGGTACTGCCGAAGCCTGATCCTTCTATCTGGATGCGGCCTGATGAATTGCAAAAAGTAAAAGTATCTCCGTATCTGTGCCATGGATGGAACGAACGCGATAAACAATCCGATGCAATTCCGCTCTACACATATCCACCAGACGCACAGGCCGAAATCGACAGGCTAAAATCTGAAAATACAGAAATGGCTCGTTTGTTATCAACTCGTGTTGAAGCTGTAAGATTAGATGAAAAACAAGACGAGATTGATCGACTTAAAGCTGA